ACAAAAGAGTAAAGTTCTGCACCCCCTCTTGCCGTGAAGACTATATCCACTGTGACGTCATCCTCTATGGCTGCCCCCCACTCTCCTGCTACACCCCCATAACCATGGGTTGTATTGCTGTTGTCAAATTTCATTCCGGCCAATAGCATGTCCTTAAAACACATGGACCCTGCCAATTCAGCTTCAACATTACCTTTAACATCCAACCCTGTAGTTATTTGCCCCGCACTTTGTCTGTCTGTGCGCGCCTCCGCAGATTCTGTAGTAGTTGGTGTCCCAGATAGTGATTCAGATGTTTTTCTAATCTCATGCCATGGGTCAGTTGTGGTTGCTATGGGTGTTACACCATATGAAGTTTCTTTAATATAGGCTACGCGGACTCTATTCGCACTAGACATGGTGTATCTCCTTAATTAGTGGCTGAATGTATATATGCTAATTATGGAGCAAGAAAAAAATACTCTCAACTTTTTTTAATACAGTGCAATAAAATAATTTTAAAGGTTTGTCATTTTGAGTTATTAGACTATATCAAAGTCACGGTAATAGTCTGTATATATGGCAAATCCATGAAAATTTCCGTCAAATTCTATGGCCTCTCCCCACATATCTGTTGGCGGGTCGATGGATTGGATAACCATATCTCCTAGGCGCATACCCCGAAACAATGTTCTTAGTTGTTCACACGCTGCAATTGCAATATTTGAATTTTGCCCTACAGCATGTACCACATGAAAAATTATAGTCCCCTCCTCCCTGTAGCACTTACCTCCAATACCTGCAAAAGTTTCCTCACTGTGGAGAAATTGAACTCCCAACCACATAGTCAAATTTGCTAAGTCCAGACTGGTTTTGTCCAGAAAATTGGATAAGTCGTAAACAGGGGTTGCATTCCAGTTTACGGCCAAATGGTTCATTACGGTATTACGTACATATAGAGAACTCATGCTTTAAAATATAACACATCACATTACTGACTTGACAATTTTTTTAGCCTCGGCCACTGCCAAAGCTCTTTGAGATGCCCTAAATCCGGAGCCTCCTTTGTAAATAAACCTGACTGCAGGATATCTTCCATCTTTCAAAGTGGTCTGGATACCGTAAAGTGTGGATGGGAGTTTTACATATTGTTTTCTAACCAAAACCATTCTTGCCTGAATATAGCTTCTAAACCTTGCTCTTATTTTCTTAGAGACAACTCTAAAAACTCCGTTAGGTGCCTTCATAGAATATCTGGAAAACCCTTTTTTAGCATCGGCCTTAACCCTTTGACTACTGCCTAGTGCTCTAGGTGCCTTCTTCAATTCTTCTATTTTTCTTGAGTATGGCGCTCTGTTAACTAAATAAACCATATCCCCTGTATTCCAATTTCTCTGCTGCGGTGCAACTGAGCCAAGGACAGCCCCACCGCTGTCCACCCACAAAAAGTTTCGCATGAATAACCCCGTATCTCTCGGGGCTGTGCCTTCAGCTATCCTATGGGCCTCTCTCAAGATATCATTAAAGAAGGCACTTTGCTGCACTTCACCTTCTTCCCCTTCAGTTGCACCTTCTATCCATTTTATAGTTTGTCCTAAGTTGGCAGAAAATACACTTGTAGCAGGTCTCCCACCTATCAACAGATATGGCTCTTTCATAAACCCCTCGCGCTGCACCTCTGCGAGTATTTCTAGGGCCATATTGTTTTGGGCCATTGCTGCACCAACCCCAATAATAGAATTTAAATCCATCAAAACATCAGGCAGTTGAACCATTGGAATTCTATACACTTTAGATTTATTACTAACCTTTGGAGTCTCTAATGTATATTTTTGTCCGAAAAATTTTAAATCTTGTGCCATAGCGACATTTTAGCATATTTAGGCTAATATCTCATCATGGACGCTCTGCAAATTTTGAAGACATACCTTGGAATTGCTCTGAACGATACTTCGCAAGACGCAATTTTAAACTTATACATAGATAGGGCCAAAGACCTTATAGACTCCTTTCTAGGGTTTCCTCTCGAACAGTCTACATACACAGAAAAAGTGGAGTTTCAAAGATACATTATACCGAAAGCTTTCCCAATAATTTCACTCACTTCTCTAACTATAAATGGCGAAGTTCAAACCCTTTCGGATTACTATATAGACAAAGATTCAGGCATTGTTTACAAAATGAAAGATTATAGAATCAATCTACTTTGCCCAGGTCTTGCCGACATTGTATATTCAGCAGGATATGTATCTCCGTATCCAGGCTGGGTCAATGAGTGTTGGGCCATGACGGCACTATATATCAAAGAGTTTGTTTACCACACCAGCGGAGCCGGGTCGGGAGGTTCTACAGGGACTGGAGGGAGTGTTTCACTGGGTGGAATTAACACTATCACAGTCAACGATATCTACTCCGTAAGTTACCACGACAATGGAATATCTAAGACTTTCACCAGCTCCTTTAAAGAGAACGGAGGTAAAACTCCCGAGGACATGTACCATTTAATACCCCCCACTGTAATGGGTATCTTGAAAATGAAACGGATGAGACAGTACCCTTAACTTCTTGCATTAAGGTATCAATAGAAATATAATTCAGTATGGCAATTTTTGAAGAAGACCAAGCAGAGGATTTCTATTTCCGAGTCATTAACAAAGTAGGTGAGACCTGCACCTATTTATCAAACAATGCTGGGGTCTTTACTGAATCAACTGCTTTTAAGGCCGTATTTAAATATGTTAGACCTGAAGAAGTCATTGGAAGCTTAAGACAAGACGATATCAAGTGCTACATCATTGAAAATGACCTATCAGTGCGAGGGGTTGCCCCTAAAAGAGGGGACAAGATTCGCTTCCGAGGGCTTCTGTATACAGTTCAGTCCGTAGACAACGCCTCTCGCTCCATCAACGCAAACATCATAGCTTACGTAATAATATTAAGAGGCTAGACATAGCTTTCCAATCATAAGATGATTTTAGCTCCATTGAAAAAGGAGTTTTCTTTGTCCAATAGAATAGAGCTTATTAACAAGTCTTTAAAGTGGCATCTGAAGCGCTTTTCCGAACTTAAATCCACACCAATGGAGTATTTAGATAAGTCCACTATTCAATCCACTATTAAATACCATCAAGACCTTGTGATAATTCTTCAGATGCTGGCTGACCAATTTTTTGAAAAAGAGAAGATATCCAACCCACAGCTTGTACTGTCCTTAAAAAGTTTATGGTCAACATACCAAGACGCCCTTATGCCATTAAAAGGGGTTGTCGATTATCTTGATTTAAAAGTACGTGTAGCCAACTATGACAATGTGATTGAGGTTGATTTTAAAGACAGATTACGCCCCGACAGGCGTATCTGATTTAGTCATTGTATTCAGCCCGTACCTTGCAATAAGTAGAGCGTCAATTAACCCATCTAACAGTTTACCCCTTGGTGTGGTACAAATCTCCGCAATTCCGGGGTAAAGTCTTTTAGCAACTATTAAGGACTTTTCTTTTGATTTTAGTTTCGGAGTAACCCCTTTATGTATAGCTTTAGTCCATACGCTTGGTGGCACTAATTCATAAGGTAGTCCATTGGCCACCACCATGGCCTCAATATAAGCGAAAGATTTTCCAACAGAGAATTGTGAGGCAGCTCCCATGCCTGGAAAAGGCTGTGACCTCTCTATGTAAACTTTTTCTATCTTTGGACCATGCTGTTTAAAATATTTATAAAGTTCCCGTAAATCAATTTCTTTGGCCGCAAAAGGCATCTTTGTTAACAAAGCTATCTCGCCTTTACTTGTTAAAATACATAACCCGCCTGTCAATCCTGGGTCAACCCCGCAAATCATATATTATCAACCACGTGTCTTCTCCAATCTATATTTCCAACTATCTGAAAAAATATGCCAAGTAGGTAAGCTCTTATAAAAACTTAATCTTTTCTTGTAGAAAGTATCTGCAAGGACTTTCTCATCCATCTCTGCAAGCTTTTCAAACATAGTATTTTGATTACCCCCTACTACAGAGGCTAAAAGCTTCATGGAGGCCCAAACACCCTTATTCACACAAGAATCAAAATAAGATAGCTTTATTATATTAGGCACTTTGTCCACTTTGCAAGGGTACCAATATTTTTCTCTGTAAATTTTTATGGCCTGTTTAATTGACAATTTTCTGACATTCAGAGTTGGAAGGGCTTTAGCTGATATACCGTACTTTGTTGGGCCATCTGCCGGGTGGTTTGCATAACCCCCCTCGATTGCGAGAATTACAGAAACTGCCGCTGCGAATGTTAACATACTTACTCCATCATTTTGTATATCTCATCGTTTAAATAAAGAGATGAGCTAGAATTGAAAGATGCATAATTGGGATTTTCATTCTTAAAAATTTCCCAGCATCTCAGGGCCATTGCCATTGCAATCATTCCGTCAATTCTGCCAAAACTCTTTACCTTTGTCAATTTCTTGGAGCCAGCTGCATCCATCTCCACAACTGCATTGCGTGCATTCCACATCAATATAGGGTTGTTAAAATGATTTAACTCTCCATTATACAAAACACTTTCCATTATCTGAACACAAGGCCCAAAATCCTTAAACCCTTGTCCAATCGGAGTAAGTTCTCCTTGAAAACCAATCTTCTTTAACTCTCTCTCCAAATCTTTTTGTTTCCACCTGTCCACTCCAATGGTGACAACTTTAAAATCTTCACAAATCTCCATAAGGGCCCTGGCAATATACTCCATATCAATGGAATTTCCGTAAGTTTGTTTTAAATGACCTTCAGCAACCCATTGTCGATAGGGTACTTTGTCTTGCAGCTCTGATTCTTC